AAAGAACGCAGCCACCTGTCCCACGAGACCCGAATATATATGATGGTCGCTCCAGCCTATTTCGCGAAGTTCATCGTTGTTTAGCCACGTGAGTATCATTTACTTTTTACGAGTTTCTCGTCTCTAAACTCCCGTCACCTTGTAGTGCTGCTGGACACTGGGTGCCGGTGCAAGGCCAGACGATCCAAACCCGGCATCGCCGCGCTCAGTCGGCGGCGGAGGACCCTGGACCTCGACGACGTCACCGTGAATGTACATCTCCATGACCAGCTGGGCGATCCGATACCCGGGCTTGATGTGGAACGGCAGACGCATGTCGGTGTTGACCAGCACCACCTTGAGCTCACCGGTATAGTCCTGGTCGATGACGCCCGCCAGTACATCCAGACCGTGCTTCACGGCCAATCCAGAGCGAGGTGCAATGCGACCGTAGCATCCGGGGGGTAGTTTGATGGCGATACCGGTCGATACCACCACGCGATGACCCGGGAGTACCACGTACCCTTCGGCGCTGTGGAGATCGAGTCCGGCGGCGCCCGGGGTGCTTCGCTGGGGCAGGATGGCATTGTCTGTCAGACGGGTCACTTGAAGGGACATTACTGATGGTCAAACGGCCCACCTTTTTAAGTGTCAACCCCCTGTTGCGATTCCCCTTGACTTTTATCTCCTTCTCCAGTAATGAGTAAGAAGTACCAGGTGCACATCGACACTTCTTCAACCACCAACGGGTCTGTTTTCAAATACGACAACAACCCCTTCAACTGCTCAGTCACGCTCGGCCAGACGCATCGTCGTCTCAAGTCGATCGCACTCAAGAGTGCCGAGATTCCGCTCGGCTACTACAACATCCGGCCGCCGTACAACGTGTTTACGTTCACCACTGCAGACGGCACGACAAATGTCGTCGTGCCACCCGGAAATTACACGTCATCGACGCTGCTGTACTCGCTGAACGGCACGATTGGTGGAACGCCGCTCGTGCTGGACGCCGGTCAGAACAAGGTGACGTACACCAATCTGTCAAAAACAACCACCATATCGGCGCCGCCCCGATCGCTCGGGTACTTTCTCGGATTTACTGATGGCCAAGTGGGCACGAGCATCAAGGCGACCAACTCATACAACGTCAGCTTTGACAACTATCTCTGCATCTACATTGAAAACTTGCGTGCATCGTCCCTGGAGCCTAATGTGCCCATCACGTTCAAGATTCCCATCACGGTCAACAACGGTAACATTCAGCCATACACCGAGGGGAACAACTGGGCGCAGCACCTGACCATCTTTGATCCGAATTTCAAGTTTGATCGGCTGAACATTCAGGTTCTTGATCGCTTCGGTACCCTGATCGATAACAACGGTATCGACTGGACGTTCACGCTCGAGATTGAGGCGGACACGTAAAAGAAAAACCTTGAGCAACAGTATTATGAGTCGCTCGATCGACGGAATTATCGGGGTTGGCAAGGGTCAGCCACCGACGGTGATTCGACCTTTCGACTTCGGCACGGATGCCATTGAGCGCCAGCGTGTATCACTGGGACAATCCATCATCGATGCCGATTTCGAGTATGGCCTTCAGGCCACAAAATGGCAGACGTACCAAGAGGTACGCAAAACACCTAGTTTTTTCGAAGTTCCTGGGTCGGACATTGTCATTTCGTCGCTCGTGACCGACACGTCGATCCCGGCCGTCATCACGGTGACGCTCGGGACGCTCGGGACCGGACGGATTGCGGGTCCGACGGCCGGCGGGGCTCTTCAGTCATCGCTCGTCATCCTGTTCACGGTCGGAAGTACATCTGGTACGTTGGCCAATAATCAGTACGTACTCGGTCTCTCGGCGTACATCCCAACCGGTCCCATTTACGTTTCGGCATATTCAGCCTCTGGGTTTACGCTCAACTTTCCGTCCCAGACGATTAGCTCGATTCCCAACTCGACGACGTTTACGACGGTCGGCCCAGTACCCCCCGTGTCATCCCTGGCAGCTCCGTCGGTCGTCTCGATTTACGGTCTGGCCAACGACGCCAAGAATGCCGATCGTGGTGAAGGGTTTTTCCTCGTCACGTCGAGTGTTCAGACGTCGGCCGACGCGTACTTTACATATGTCGCCAAGGGTGGCATCGCCCAGATTCCGTCGGCGACCATCAACACCTCATACACGGTTGTCCGCAAGGGTGGCGTGTTCGGCAATGGAGGGGCGCGCATCCAGGTTCTCGGCTTTCCCATCCAGAAGCAGTTTCCGACGGATACGGTCGTCGTGACCACCTCGACGACCCACGGTCTCATTCCGGGTACGCCAATCACGGTCATCGGGTGGACGAACGGGTCGGGCGTCACTGGAAACTTTTTCGTCGACACGGTCCCGAACGTAAACACGTTCACGTACACGCCGAGCGGTTCGACAGGTGTGACGCTCACCGGGCCGGGTGTGATTTACGTCCAGCCGTACTCGTCGATCATTCACCGTCCGTTCGACGGCGGTGTCATTCTCACCCCTGGTCAGCCAGGTCATGGATCGAACATCGTCCGTCAATCCAAAAAGGTGTTTCGCTACCAATCAGGTAAAGGTCTCCTGTGGTCGTCCGGTACGCTCTTCTGTCCGAACAACGACGTCGTGCGCATGATAGTCACACAGACAATCACCTATCTGACTGGTTCGGTCGCCGATGCGAGCATGACAACCTCGAAAAAGTTTACGGTCACATCCGCGAGTGGATTTGCAGTCGGTCAGTCGCTGACACCCGTATGTGCCGAAACGTTCGGCTTCAAGAATGAACTCGGACTCGTCACCATTTCCGACATTTCAGGCTTGGTCATTACGATCCAATATCCGAAACAGATCATGTCCGAGCTCATAGGCACGGGTGTGACCTTTGCGACGAGCGCTGCGTCGACGCTCACGACGTCGTATCCGATGGATGTCGACGCGACGACCGCGAAAAGGTATACCGTCTATGCGGTCGGACCGGTTGTTCGACCGGTGACGACTGCGAGCGGCGCGGACGCCATTCCGACCACGTCGCGTACGATCGGGATGACTGACACGAGTGGTCTTCTCGTCGGTCAATACATCACCAGTCTGAAGGACTATATCCCCGTCGGGATCCTGACGATTCAGTCGATCGTGACAAACACATCAATCACTGTCGGCTACCAGAGTCAGATTGCACTCGGCATTCCGACGTCGGCAAACGTGACTGTCAACACGAACACGTTCGGTGTCGGTCAGACGGTCACGCTCGGCACATATTCGCTCGGGATTCGCCAGGGGTCAGCCGTGATTACGACGGTCGACGTGGACAACCTGACGCTCACGCTCACTTATCCGCTCCAGGTTATCGCAACCCCGACCGTGCTCACTGGTGTCCAAGTGGCCACCGTACCAGCCGGGAGCATCATGACGATCCTGACTGACGTGGCGCACGGCGCCGCACAAAAGGGTGCGTTCGTCGAACTTCGCGGCGTTTCGACACCTGGATTCAATGGAAGATATCAGGTGGCCGACATTGTCGAGTCGACGACATTCACCATCGTGGCACCGAACGCCTTGACGACTGCTATACCGGTCTTGAGCGACCAGCCTCGATTCATCATGCGTGGATGGCACGGTGCGTGCGTGCGCGCCGGATGCTTTGACGACCAGAACGGCATCTTTTGGGAGTATGACGGCTCGACGTTGTATGCCGTCAAGCGCTCGAGTACGTTTCAGCTCGCCGGTCTCGTCACGGTGAACATCAACTCACAGACGCTGTCAGGTACGGTCGATAACAGCATCCCGACCGCTGTGATTTCAAACTGCTTCTCGGCCAACACCATCACGTACGGCGAATCGACCGCTGTGCTCCAGAATATCACGTACAGCGGCGGGACGTTGTACCGTGGCATGCAGTGCTCGGTCCTGTCCAACGCGGCGGCGCTTGGCGTGGTGTCGGTCCAGACTGTTCTGAGCTCCGATTCAGCCGTCGTCACCTTTCTGCCATACATTCAGTCGGCATCGGCGGTGACGAGCCTGGCGACGGCGTCATCTGGATCGGTATCGACTGTCCCGATATCATACACGACGTACACTGGATTCGCCAACGGAATGTCCGTCACGAATCTTGAAGGGTACATTTCCGGTACGGTCGTCATGTCGCTCGTCACGAATACGTCGGCGCAGCTCAATTTCCAGACCCAGGTGATCAACAACCTGCCCGCCGGGACGCGCATCAACGCGTTCAGCAACATTTCATCCTCGAGCATTCTGTCCGGCTCGTTTATCAACGTCAGTACGCGTTTCCAGGATCAGCTGCGCGCCGGTGATCGTTTCGTCATCCGCGGGATGACGTATGCCGTCACGAGCACCGCCTCACAGGGCGTCCTTACATTCAACCCGCCGTACCGTGGATCGCAGAACATTACGGTCGGCGCCAAGATTTGCAAGGTGAAGGAGTTTCGGGTGCCCCAAAATGAGTTTAATCGGGACACGATCGATGGGAATGGTCCGAGCGGTTTCAACTCCGACATGACAAAGATGCAAATGATTGGCATGCAGTACACATGGTACGGTGCCGGTTTCATCGACTTTATGATGCGTGGCGGCGATGGTAATTGGGTGTACGCGCACCGCATGCGCCAAAACAACATCAACGACGAGGCGTACATGCGCACCGGTAACATGCCCGTGCGGTACGAAATCATCAACGAAACTGCACTCGGTTCATCGGCGCTCGCTGAGCGCATCACGGCGACCGATACTGATATTCCTCTCATCGATGACCCGACATACTGGCCCGATTCTGGTACAGTTATCGTCGACAACGAGATGATTTCGTACGAGTCCAAAGGTTCGTTCAGCATCAAAAATTGCCAGCGTTCGAATGTCGCCCTGTCGTACAACATCAACGACGTGGCACATTCGTTCAGTGGGGCACTCGCCACGACGCACTCGGCCAACACATCCATCAACGTCATTTCGTGCACGTGCTCACCCAGTCTGACTCACTGGGGTTCGGCTTTCCTCATGGATGGCAACTTTGACTCTGATCGTGGGTACTATTTCAACTACCAGTTCAACAACACGACGACGCTCTCGGTCGGTGCAACGCCACTCGAGCTTTATTTCCTGCGTCTGGCACCCAGTGTCAGCAACGGCATCATCGGTGATATAGGTATCCGCGAACTCATGAATCGCGCCCAGCTGTTGCTGCAGCAACTTGACGTGTCACCGGTTGGTAACAACGGCACGGTCAACATCCAGGCTATTCTCAACCCATCAGGGTTTGAGAATTCAACATTTGACTGGACGCCGATCAATTCGACGGGTCAAGGGTCGCAGCCCAGTTTTTGTCAGGTGGCAAACAAGCCCCCGACGGGTAATTATTCAATTGGCTCTGGCGAACGCATCTTTTCGATGATTGCAGCCGGCGGAGCCACGTCCTCTATCAATTTGACAGCCCTCAAGGAGCTCAACAACACCATCATCGGCGGAACACGCATGTTCCCCGATGGACCCGATACGCTCATGATTTTGGCCCAGGCGTACAATCAGCCAATCAGCTCGTGCGTCGTCAACCTGTACTGGTCCGAGGCCCAGGCGTAATTTTTTTATCAGTCTTGTATAAATGTTCGGATCCTCCAAGCCAAAGTTTTCGCTGGAGAATGTCGCCCGTAAGCTTATGGAAACCAATCAGCGCATCACGCGTGTAAATCAAAACCTGTCTAAAAAACTCAAGAACCTCGAGAGCGCGGTTCGTCGCAACCGCAACCGATCTTAGAGAAGCCGCATGAGGATAGTGGCGAGCGCCATCATGCTCGAGACCGACACGTCATCAGACATGATGTGAATGATGGTATCGGTCGTGATAGCCTGATGATGAATCAGGGTATCGTTCATCACAGTCGGCACAAATGCCGCGACAGACGACTTGACAACATGTCGTTCGACAAACTTTGACGTTCGTCGAACGACCGGTTCCCGACCCAGGCGCTTCGCATGCCGCGTCGCCTTGAGCACATGAAGCGTGACACACCGTCCACTCATGTCTTACTTACGACTCAGGTTTTTAATGACGAGCCGCGCTTGTTTAGACGCGTTTTTGACATTGCTGCGCCGGATCGCACTCACGAGCCCGCGAGCATGCACGTTCGACTTTGCATTCGCATTGATGAGCGATGCGAGTCGGGCCGTATCCTTGAGCCCCTTTTCGGATCGATTCCCCGTGAGCGGGTTTCGCGACTTGAGTGACGGATCCTTTGTCGCGAACGACCCAGCGAGGACAGCCAGGACGTTCTTGTACATCGTCTTGAGACGTTCGATCGGCATGCCGATCGAACGTGAAAACACGTGGTGGATGAGCTGGCGCGACATGCCCGGGACGTGTGCAAGCGTCGTATCGACGAAATCGACCGGCTTGGCAACTCCCGGAAACTGAAGACCGTACGAGATGACTTGGTAGATGCGTTTACCGGTCGTCGGGAGCAGTCGGACCGGCGGGACAAAATCCTTGACTGTGATTTGAGGTCGGACACCGAATGAACGCCCGAGCCAGGTCACGAACCCCTCGAGGTGTTCGGTCATCACTTTGCGCATCGCGACGACACGCATCGCGACGCCCATTTTGCTGGTGATCCGCTGCGGGACCGCAAACGTAAAATCAAAATCGGTGGTGTTGAGCACCTTGGGTGGCGCCTTGATGGCCCGAGCCTCGAGGTACAGCTTGACCGCCATACCACCACCGAGGTATGGGATGAAACCACCGTAGGGGCGAAGCAGACGACGCTGCGTCTTGGAGTATTCGACGAAAAGGGCGGGTAGACGCTTGATGATCTGGGCATGCGAGACACGTGCGCGGCGTTGTACAGGTGGTGCGATGCGCGGTGCCGGTTTGATGGCGTGCATGGGACGCGAAATCATAATCTCGGAATGAAAAATGCCGCCATGGAAAATGCTCGGCTTGGCCGGGGCATAGTACCCATCGTACTTTTCCGGTACGAGAAATTCGCGCGACAGCTTCTCAAACACCTGGCGATCGAGCTCGCCGATACTGAGTCGCTGACCCGCTCGCGTGTTGCGAGCCCCTGGAAGGTATCCTTTACCGCGAAGGACGACCCGGTACGCCAGGTGTTGCCGAGCGCGCGTCGTACGTACGCCGAGCGCGAGCCGAAGCATCACCTTGGCGGCGGCTGACATGGGGTATTTGTCGAGCAGAAGCTTCACGTTCTTGTGCGAGAGAACAAAGAGCCTGAGTGGCTTGGTTGCCACGTACGTGTTGATCGTCGGACCGTACCCACGGGCTGTCCGAGCGGACGACGTCAGAAAAAAGTTTCGCGTCCGACGAGGGTGCATGCCCCGCGGCATACCTTTGTAGAGTCGCGCACCTCTTGGTATGACCGTCTCGTCAAATATCATCTCTACTAAGTGTAAAGAGAAAATGTCAAAGTCTGTCCAGCGGTACATTTCCCTCCTCATGGAATCGCGCACCCAAGCGCACAAGTTCCACCTGACGACCAAGTCGTTTGCCGAACACAAGGCGCTTCAGGCGTACTATGAAGGGATCATCCCCCTGCTCGACTCGTATGCGGAGGCCTACATGGGCAAGTATGGTCGTCTGCCGCGCATCGCAGCAAACAAACGCCTGACGCGCCCAGGCGCCAAGATGTATTTTCGCGGTTTGCTCGCCGCTGTACGTCGCCTGCGTCTGCCGCGCGACTCGTACCTGAAGAACATTCAGGATGAGGTGACGGCGCTCATCCGCTCGACGCTGTACATGCTCACGCTTAAATAAGAAACGCCATGGAACATATAAATGCGCAAGATCATCTCGTTCAGCCTATGGGGAACCAGGGACCTTTACTTGCATGGTGCTCTCGTGAATGCGAAACAGACGGCCGAGTACTTTCCCGGCTGGTCTGTGCGCATCTATCACGACGATACCGTGCCGCAAGCGACGCTCGACGCACTGGCCAAGTGGGACCACATCACGCTCATCAAGGTGACTGACGGCTCGTACGGCATGTTTTGGCGATTCCGACCGCTGTTCGAAGATGCGATCGTGATTGTCCGGGACTTTGACTCGCGCATCACGCGGCGCGACGTTCGCTGCGTCGACGAATGGCTTGCGTCCGACAAGAAGCTTCACGTCATCCGGGACCACGACGAGCATTACAAAGTGCCGATCCCCGGTGGTCTCTTTGGACTCCGTGGACCTTTGCCCGACTATCACGGGACGATTGCCCTCCTCTACGAAGGGACCCACCAGTACAACATGGATCAGATCTTCCTCGGTCGGCACGTCTGGCCGGCATACGAACATGACTGTTTTCAGCACGGCTACCGCGAACACCCGTGGATGTCCGAGTCACGGACCGAGGAGACTCATATGGGTCGCGGCTTCACGGTTGACGAGAAACCCCGGACGGACCATGGTGGGTGATAGTAAGCGTACGCTATAATGTTTTCAAAACAAACTCATAGTGAGAAAAAGTTGAAGTGCACATACATGTCGACCTCTGACATTCATGACCCCCGACCCTCTCCAAAAATAATGTTAGCTTACTATCACGTCAGTTCCGCCACCGAGTTAGAGAAGACGCGCGCCTCTTGAGAAAATGAAGTACTACGTCATCCATTACCCGAAGCGCCCTGAGCGTAAAGTAAACCTTCGTGCGCAGTTTGTCGAGCGCGGCATTTCGCTCGATGACGTGACGTGGGTCGAGGGTCTGAACAAGGATGACCATTTCACCAAGTGGGTCAAGGTGAAGACCAAGTCGCCCATGCCACTCGGTCAGATGGCCAGCGCCGTCAAGCAGTACTGGATCATGCGTGACATTGTCGATCGGGGTCTGGACGAGGCAATCATCCTCGAGGATGATGTCGTGCTCGATCCCGAGTTTGACAAGCTCGACCCGTCCTCATTCCCGCGCGACGTCGGTCTCTTGCGTCTCGGCGCCGGCATCCACGTGCTCGAGTCCTCATTCCGTGTGAATGTCAAGCCGGACGCCGTGCAGACGATCGCAATCAACAATCCGGGTGGTTGCGAGGCGTTTTGGGTCACGAAGGAGTTTGCCGACGAGTACTCGTCCCAGGCTAACTTTGACTACTCGATCGACATGGCCCAACACGGTTTCCTGATGAGCAAGGGCAAGCCGCTCCTGCTTCGCTACGTCGCACACCAGACGTCGATCGGCCAGGGTGGCGACTCGACAACCGGTCAGTGTACCGGCGATTGGCGTCAGTATGTCGAGACCTTCGGCACGCTGACCAAGTACAAGTTTCAGGACTTGGTCGAAGAGTACCGAACCAAGATGACGATCATGCATCCGCAGAAGGGTCACGGATTTGCAAACACGCTGATGCACCTGGCTGATTTTTACAAGGATCGTACCGTGCTTGACGGCGTCGTTCACGATTCGATCGGTGATTACGAGCTCGGACGTTGGCTCACCTTCAAGTTTCCGACGACGAGTATGACGGGCATCAAGACAGTCTACGAGCCCAAGATTTTCATCAATCAGCACACGATCGAAAAGGTTTACCCGATGGTACGTTTCCTCATCGAGCCGTCGGGCGAACTTCAGTCGGTGCTCGATGAACACGCGTCGCTTGTCGATCGCGTATCGGTCGGCATGCACATTCGCCGTGGCGCGAGCGCATCCGATTCGCGTATCGTGGTCGAGGCGGACACCGAGACGTTTGCAAACGACAGGGCGGTTGCACAGTTCAAGTCGATTGCCGAAAACTTTGGACCGGTGTTCCTCGCGAGCGATTCCCCCGAGACGAAGAAGAGTTTCTACAACGCTCGGACGCTCGCGACGACGATTGCTGTCGTGCACGGCAATTGTCCGGACGCACCGACGAAGGATCGCCGGAACGTCTTTGTGGACTTTTTTCTGCTCGGAAAGTGCCCCAAGGTTTTCATCACCGGGGGCAACTTTCCGGCTCACCCGGGCATGTCGACGTTTGGTCTCATGGCGGCCATCTACGCCAACGTCCCCTGGGAGATGATTTCAAACTGAGTAAACTCTTCAAAGCCGGCTGAGCACTGTGCACGAATGTGACGGTGCAGAAACGTCTTTGGCTTGGGGCGTAGCCGAAACAGCTCGACGAGCCACGCAAACGAACTGTCGTAGCCGTGATACTCCTGGGCACGCTCGATGAGCGTACAATAGTCAAAAATCGTGTCCGACTCGACCGGGAAAAGCCCCCGACCGATTCGTACGATTGGCAGGTCCGTCTTGACCGTGATGGGTGCGTAGCGCGACGGGTCGTCGTGTACGACGACGTAGCGATCCGTGCCGAGCTGATCGACGACCCGACGGTAGAAAAACTCTTCGCGATCCCGTGAGCGGAGCATGAAAAACTCGTCCCGGAGCATCTTCGGGTTCAGATGTGCATTGGCGTAAAAGGCGTCGCACCACGGCTTGACGGTGTCCCAGTCCTGACGACCCGTGAAAATGCCGGTACGGACAACCATGTGCTCGTAGAGCGCCTTGTTCCATGCATCCTTGTCGTCGTCGACCGGCGTGATGGTGAGTGCCGGTCCGAGGTCCCGGAACATGTCACGGACGCTCTCGACGTACTGCTTCTTGACATATGTCACGACGTCGTACGTCTTGGCAAAGTGGCGAATCATGCCGTTGCACACGAGATGATCACCCAGACCCATGTGCGTCATGACCGCCATGCGGTTACGCTTCTTCGACTTGTACTCGGTGTACTGCTTCTCCTCGGCGATTGTCGAGTTTTCGTTGATGAGCCGCTTGATGGCTGCCCGGCGATCGTTCGTGTGATAGACGAGCCGGGCCAGGTGAACGAACGTCGGGCCGAAATCACCGCGCGTTTCGCACAGACGAATCTCATTCTCGACGTCCCAGATGATCTTGTTGACTTTGTAGAGTTCGTCGATCGGCGCGGTCAGGTGCGGCTCGAGCAGGGCCAGTTCGTTGCTGACGTGCTCGCGTTTCTTGTCGTCGGTAAAGTACTCCGCCTTGATTTTCAGGATAGAGACGCGATCAGCGACATCGCCGGGTGATACTTCGATGAGCACCATATAAAAGGAATACCGGTATTCCTTTTATATGGGTCAGGTGAATCTTGACACGTCGTTCGGACGCGCCATCCGTGACATTTGTAGTCGCCCGGATGTCAACGTCTGCGTCGACATTGGCGCATGGAACGGTCTCGGGACGACACAGTGCATCGTCTCGGGCTTGTCGTCCAAAAAGTCGGGCCACGTGTACAGCTTCGAGGTGGATGACGTCATGTTTGCCAAGGCGGAGAATGTGTGGCGGGGAAACTCGCTCGTGACCCTGCAAAAGGCACGCCTGGCTGAGACTATGCTGACGCACGCCGAAGTTGAAGCCAGTCCCAACTATTCAAACATTTCGAGCGCCGATTGGCGTACGTGGTATGCGGGTGAGCATGCCAACTTTGAAAAGACGACGATCGGCACTCTGCCAGACACGATCGACTTTGTCGTCATCGACGGCGGTGAGTTTTCCGGTCCGGGTGATTGGGCGGCAGTCAAGACGAAGAATCCAAAGTACGTGGCGCTCGACGACACGTTCACGGTCAAGACGGACTCGGTCCTACGCGAGATGCTCGCCTCGGGCGAGTGGATGGTTTTGTATGACGGAAACGATCGGAACGGATGGTCCATTCTGCGCAAAGACGGACTCGCGCTGGACGACGAGGTTGGGGTGCCCGAACCGAGCGTGACAGATGCCGGGAATTGAAATGTACTGTACGTCGGCGTACGTCGCTAAAAACTCTTTGGGGCACCGCACGATCGGGATACAGCCGCACACCTGAGCTTCCCAGAATCGGTGCGTGTCGATCCCGTTCCCCATGGGACACATGACGTACTTGTGCGTCGCCATGGTTCGCATGTACTCTTCGAACGCAACTTTTGGCCCCGATGACGTGACAAAGCAGTTGCGCTCGTGCGGATTCGTCGCCGGGCTAAAGTTTGTATAGACGGTTTCAGTCTTGGGCGTGTCCCGGAGCCCCTGGCCATACCTCGTACAAAAGTCGAGCTTCGACGGCGTGTCCTCGAGGCCGATCGGGAGATGCTTGAGCTTGGGATGTACCGTGCACACGTTTTGGGCGTACCACTCGATGATGTTCGGCCGGGCCAAGAGACTGCGAATCTGATCGTCAGACATGAACGTGCTCGGCGAATAGTCGCTCAGGCCAGTCACGAGCGTATGCCGGGGAAGCTCCCCTGATCCCGAAACGTAATCGACGAGATAGTCCGTCTTGACAAAGAGACGTTGGCCGGCCACAGGTTCTGTCGGCCACACCACGTCGCACATATCACGATGGCTCGCCTGTGTCACGAACATCTAAAACAAAAGCGAGTCTTTATTTTAGATGTTGGTCGACTGTTTCATGTTCTACAACGAGCTCGATGTGCTCGCGCTTCGACTCACTTTGCTCGACCCGTATGTCGATCGTTTCGTGCTCGTCGAGTCGGAGGTGACCCATGCCGGTACACCCAAGGAGCTCATCTACGAACAAAACAAGGATCGGTACGCCGAGTGGGCCCATAAGATGACGCACGTCGTCGCGCGAAACATGCCAACCGACGAGAATCCATGGTCACGCGAAAAGTACCAGCGTCACTGTTCACTGGACGGCCTCGAAGGTGTACCGGACGATGCGACCGTGATGATCTCCGACGTGGATGAGATCCCAAACATGACCGTGGCAAAGATGCTCCAGGGTCGTACGACGACGTGTCACATGCACATGTTCGAGTACTCGTTCAAGTATACGTTCACGGGCGAGCCGTGGTTCGGCACGGTGATGACGCATGCCCGCGAGTATCGGACGCTCGGACCCAATTTCTTCCGGGATCACCGATGGCGATTCCCTCACGTGCCGTACGCCGGGTGGCACCTGAGCAGTTTCGGTGACGCGAAGCACATCGACACGAAGCTTCACACGTACGCCCACGCCAAGGATCCGGGTCGACATGAACACCAGACGGTCGACGACTATGAGCGTTTCATCAAGGAGGGGTACCATCACGACGGTCGTACAAAACTCGTCGCGACGCCGCCCGATACGGTCATGCCCCCTGGTTGGGAACGACTGTAATCATCCGAAGTTCCTCGTCGCACGACACGGGATCCGTGCCACACCAGCGCGCCTTGAGACGCAAAAGGCGCTGAATCTCATCAACGTCAAGCCAGCGTAAGAATCGACGCTTTCGTTCGACGTTTTTGAACGGCATCTTGTCGTCGAGCAGTCCCTGACACACGGGCCACGTCACGGCACGCAGTTCACGGAGTTCAGCCTCGTGGGCGTCGAGCCGAGGCAGAATCACTTCACGCAACAGACGCGTGCCCTCGTTGTCCCACATGGATTAAAAACGTCCCGAAAGTTTAGATGATGAGAGCGCTATGGGATCTCCATCGCATACCGACCAAGATGACGTACTGGCAAAAGCTCCGGTTCGTGTACATGCTCGCGCTCATGCTCACGCCACGGGACCAGCCCGTGATCCCCCGGTACATGCCGTACATCGAGGACGAGCCGTTGTTCATCGATACAGACGAGTACCCGATCGAGCCGTTGGCATATACGGCGCTCAAGGTGGCTGATCTCGTCACAGGTGTTAAAGGCTTGGAGACGTATTAAAGATATATGTCGGTAGCGGCTATTGTCACCGGCGTGACTGGTCAGGATGGTTCCTATCTGGCCGAGTTCCTGCTCGATAAGGACTATGTCGTGTACGGGTACGCCCGATACGCCAGTGAGTCGAAAATGGAGCGTCTCTCGAAGGAGGTCCGGGACCACCCAAACTTTCGGATCGTCCGTGGCGACATGACTGATTCGCTACGCATCACGATGCTCGTCAAGGAGCTGGCCGACAATCCGATGTGGTCTCGGATCGAGGTGTACAATCTGGCGGCTCAGTCACACGTCAAGGTTTCGTTCGAGCAGCCCGAGTGGACGTCGAACGTCAACTCGCTCGGGGCGCTTCGTTGGCTCGAGGCGATTCATCAGACGAGCGACGATCGTTTCCGGTTCTACCAAGCGGGTACGTCCGAGATGTTTGGCAAGGTGCAAGAGACGCCCCAGACGGAAACGACGCCGTTTTGGCCTCGAAGCCCCTACGGCGTCTCCAAGGTGTTTGCCTACTGGATCACGAAAAACTACCGCGAGGCGTACGGCATGTATGCCTGTACCGGCATTTTGTTCAACCACGAGTCGGAACGTCGCGGCGAAGAGTTTGTGACGCGCAAGATTACCAAGGCGATCGGAGATCACAAGTTTCCGATCCGGCTTGGGAACCTGGATGCAAAGCGTGACTGGGGTCACGCCCGGGACTATATCGAGGCGATGTGGCACATGCTTCAGTTGCCCATCGCGAACGACTATGTCGTCTCGACCGGCGAGACGCACTCGGTTCGCGAGTTTGTCGACATTGCATTCAAACACAGCGGCGTTTCCATCGAGTGGACCGGTACAGGTGAAGACGAGGTTGGTATCAACGCACTCACCGGTGATACGATGGTGATGATCGATCCGGCATTCTACCGACCGGCCGAGGTTGATGCGCTCATCGGTGATTCGACCGCGTTTCGTACGCTGACCGGGTGGTCCCCGAAGATTGATTTCCCGGCACTGGTCGAGCGCATGGTTCGACGTGACCATGTTCACGCGTAAAACGGGAGCGCAAGATTTTTGCTTAAAGTAATACGTGTCAGGACAGACAATGGCTGCCGTCACCATCACCTCCAAGTTTATCAAGGCGTTCGTGCCCTCGAACGAGAGCCACGTCAAGTGGCTGCAGAAGATGACGATCATGGCTGATACGCTCGGCGATGCTCAGAAGCATCAGCAGCTGGTTCGCGAGATTCAAGGAAACCCCATGGGTGTCAAAGTGAATGAGGTGGAGGCGCTCGATTGGCCTCACATTCACTTTGTCATTGCCATGGCCTATTCCAAGGCGGTCTTGTCTGGAAAGGCGTACATTCCTATGGCGCCCGTCGCTGAGGAGTGATGTCACTCTTCATCGAGTCCGATATCCTTCACAAAGCTCGGAAGGTTGTAGAGCTCGGCAATCTTGAGCGCATATAACTCAACCGGTATGCTTAGCTTGATGACATCACCCGACAGCTTGTACTTGTTGTACGACTCGTTGAATTCGTTGAGTACGATGAGATCGAGGTATGCATCGACACAAAACACCTGGAGCGAATCCATGCTCCATGAGCGCACCTCAATCAGACTATTTTCCTCCATGGGATTGATTTTCCCGCCAAAAAGACTGAATGTATTGTCCACCATGAGAACATCCGGCCACCTGTTCTCCTGCTTGACATGTCGCTCGATCATATACGCCATGAGCGTCGCATCCCCCTTGCGACGAAAAGCAACCGTCGCCGTCTTGACACGCTGATCCTCGAGCCGCCACGCGAAAACGTCATTTGGCCCGGAATGGAGCGTGAACAGCTTACGATTTCCGTAAGTTGTTCGGACCGGCGCAAGTCGAGGTGGTTTTGTAATGACGGCCGCCATCTTGCTGGAGTAGCCTGCGATTTTTCTAAGCCGTCGGCTTTGATTTCGCGAGCTGAGCCTCCATCGAAGCAATCTGGGCCGACATTTGCCGTTTCATATCCGGATCGGTCAGGTTCATGAGTTGGAGTTTCATATTGTCAATCACGGCGCTAGAAACTTGGGTCGAAACCGTGCATGCACCGGTCGTCGCCGACTTGACGTAGCCGGGCTTGCACGTCGATCGACACGGACCACCCGGGTCCCGTGCGACAGTCGCATTCGGGTCGGACGTCATACACGTCACGGTACAATTGCTGCTGTCCTGTGTGAATGACGTGAGTGCATCGCCCGGTGGCATGGGGGGACACTGCGTCAGATTTTCGCGTTTCCGACCAAACAGGACTACGAGTAGGATGACAATCGCGACGATCGCGACAGCCGTGGCAATGTGCCACTTTTTGATCCTGAACGTCATTATAAAAAGGTCAAGAAATTAGTCCTAGTGCCCATCGGCACTAGTCCTAGTGCCCATCGGCACTAGTCCTAGTGCCCCGAGGCACTAGTCCTGGTCTTCGTCGTCGCACGCGAGACGACTCCAAAAGCTCGGTCTGTATACGCGCTGAGGCGGTTCTGGGGACGGAAGAGGAGCAGGCTCGCGTACCCGCTCAGGTTCTGGCGGTGGAACGGGCTCCGGGTCCGACGGCGGCGGTTCCTCCTTCTCAAGACGTTTCAATTCGTATATGATATCCATGAGGTTCATATTCTCGCAGATATCATCGGCGTCACCGGATCCTCGTGCAGCCACGAGCATCTCGGCAAAGGCACGCTTTGGTTTAGTCATCCCTGATTAAGTTCGGAGATAAAATGGCGTTTTATGCGACGCATGAAGCGCCTTGGGAAAGTCTGGATTGTTGAGGATACACTCCCTGATCAGAATCCAGAGATCCTTACGGGCGGTGATCCCCTCGAGCGTGTCCCAGATCATCGCCGTGTTTTCGTCGTGATTCTTTTTGAACGGCACCTGGGATGTCTCCATCTTGTTCTTCTCCTCGTTGAATCGCTGAATCATATACTTTTGCTCGATGGCGGTCGTGGGGAGGTCGAGGACGTACACGTGGTAGACACTTACGGTGTCGGCGTCAGCCTCGGTATCCCCTGGACCTTTGTAGTTTGTCGTGAACCGAAAGTACGTGTACGACCCACTCTTGACGTCGATGATCCCCCTGGTCTCTTCGTGAAGTTCACGAATGGCACACCGTAAGGGGTTGTACACCTCGCGGCGTCGACACCCGCCTGTGACAAACGTCCACTCCTTGTACCGCCGATCATGGACGATGAGCATGTGTGGGCGGTCACCGATCATCGTCACCGGGACCGCTATCGCTTTGTGCCTCTCGCGAGGACCTTGCGGAGATGTAGACATTCTCCGACTCTACTGTAGACTCGTCAAAATATTTCTCCATAGTACGCGTACTCGGATTGTACGTGATGAGGAAAAGCAGACCGATGAGCACGAGCCACTTCCAGATCTGCATTACTGTTTGTCGGTATAAAAATCAAGCCGTGTTATACAAAATTACTGTACCGGTTCCACCATTGCCGGGCTGTTTAAGAAACCCTGAATCGGCCGCGATCGTGTAAGTACCGCCGCCGCCGCCGCCGCCGGTTCCAGCTGTTCCGCTTGCCGGGAATGCGCCAGACGAGTCAGCACAACTGCCGCCTTGCCCTCCACCGTCCGTACCTGGACCCGCCACGCCGCCCGATCCGCCTCCTCCGCCGCCCACAATGAGAGTATTACCCGGGAAACTGACACTAATTCCCGATCCGCCTGCACCACCTTGAGTCCCCCCAAAAACACCAGTTCCGCCATTCTGGCCAGACATAGCCGCGCCACCGCCGCCGCCGGCAGGATTTCGACCATTTGGTAGGACAGGGCCAGGGGAACCGCCGACATTTCCGTTTCCAGAATTTCCTCCCGCGCCACCTGGGGAGCTGGTCCCGGTACCAACTGGATTTAAACCAGCCTTGCCGCCACGTGCCAAGGCGATCAGCCCAAACGGCTGTGGTGCGAGATAGCTGTCCTGTCCGTCCCCGCCCGCGACGGGCGCAATTCCTCCATCTCCAACGAACGCTTGGTAATTCCCCGATAAACTGGTCGTACTCGTCAGAACTTCTCCGCCTCCGCCTCCGCCTCCGATTTTACCCTCTATAGCTGGAGCACCCCTTCCTCCTCCAGCTACGATGATATATGCGTATGTACCCGAGGGTAGATTGAAATCATTCGCACCTAAAGAAGTAAATCTGATATACGGTTTTGCTACGGCGATTGTCGCCGAACCGGACAGTGGTGTTCCTCCTATGTTTGTATTTGTAGCCGTGAGAGTATACGTCACGGCGCCATAAAGAGCCGTTACTCCCGAAGCCGAATACGTGAGTGTTGTACCATCGAACGATACACCGGAATTTACTGGACTTACCGACCATGTAACAGAGCCGGCCTGTGCCGAGTTTGTGATCGATACAGACCCGACACTCATAGACGTTACAGATCCGTTTGTTACAGCGAACGACGTGGTTGGGTAAGTTGCCGAAGCTGTTACGATCGGTGCGACGTAATAGAATGATGCGACACTGAATGCGGTCGTCGAAGTTGCTCCTGCTATATTCGTCGCCGTGACGACGATGTTCGTCGCGGCGAGCGTCGTCGTTTGAGGTATACTGAACGTGGCCAGGGCATCAGTAGACGACGCGGACAGAGTGATCGACGCCGGTGCATCAGTTCCGTCACTCTTTTTGATCGACCATGCAATACCTGTACCGCCGCTCGTCTGCGAAACTGTGAAAGTTGCGGCTGCACTCGTCGTATCGAGATTTTGAGTTCCTGGAGTTGTCACGACCGGCTTTTTGTTCGCCGCGACACTGAACGTCGCGCTCGACGACCCGAGGCCACCAGTATTTGTTGCCGTGACCGTGATGTTTTGTGCGGCGAATATGCTATTCACTGCGACCGCGATGATAAACTGAGTGTTCGAAGTGCTCGAGGTCGAGGCACCAGTGGGATATACGGGAGTGTTCCATGATATCCCGGGTGTTGTTCCGCCGTTGTTCGTCACCGTGATTGTCTTGGCGGCCGTCGTATCGAGCCTTAGTGTGCCTGGATTAGAGAGCGACGGTGGACTTCCCGAAAATACCGTGAATGATGTCGAGACGACATTGCCGGCGCCGTTCGTACCATTCACCGTGATTGATTGACCGGCGGTGATTTGCTGACCCGATGCGACCGTAAAAATGAGATTATTACCAGAGGCGCTGTATGTGATTCCTGTTGCTAGAAGTGTCGCCGCATTGGGTGAAGTGGTGTACGTGATATCATGTTCAGTTATACTCCTCGATTGATTGAGAGTAACTGACGCAGAGCTCGTACTTGTATTCAGGTATTCTGTTCCAAGTGCTGTAAATAGAGCGATTCGCGGGGCGTACAAGTTGAATGTCGTTGTGGCCGACGTCATGTTTGCGCGGTTCTTGGCGCTGACCGATACGGGTGTATTGTTTGGGACGAACGTTCCTACATCGAGCGTGACCGTAATCCCTGTATCGCTCGTCGTGGCTGTTATACCCGTCCCGAGATCCGGGTACGTCCACGTGATCGGATCCGTGTTTGCCGCCGCGACACTTTGTGCGATCGTAATGGTTTTCTGGACAGTCGACGTGTCCAGTGTAATCTTACCGAGGACCGGCGCCGGACTCGGCGTTCCGAGCGCGGGTGTTTGCGGCGTAAACACGTCGTACGAGATTGCTGTCGCCGCCTTCCCAGCTGGATTGGTCGCATTGTTTTCGCGGGAAAATACTGAAGCGGCTGGGCGTAGGACAGCCGTCGTACCGATTGTAAATACGAGTCTGTCGTTCGCCTGCGTCGTAATTGTAACGCCGTCCGGAAGACTTCCCGTGTCCGCCCACGTGATCGTGCCCGTGTTTGTCGCCGTCTGCGTGATTGTCACAGTCTTGGCCGTGGCCGTGTTCACGTAGACACGGGGTTTGAGTCCCCCTGTACCGGCACCGGCGACAATCACGCCTGTCGATGTCGGACCCGTGATGACTGGCGGCGTCGGTGTCGTCACCGTGAACGATCGTGTATTTGCGATACCAACCGGGTTGACGACCCGAATCGTGAATATCGTCGCGGTAAAGTACGTCGCCTGTGCAATACTGAGAATACCAGTGCTCGACCCCATGGTAACCCCGGTTCTCGTCGTCGTGTACGACCATGTGAGTGCCCCGGTGAGCGATGCCGTATTTGTGAACGCGGGGAACGCATACCCCCCGAGAGGCGACACGTCGATGTTTTGGCCGGACGTGGGCGACACCGTGTCGATGACTGGCGGAGCGGGTGTCGTGATGTTCATAGGTAGCGTACCGGTCTTGTTGACCGCGTTCGTCGCCGAGATTGTGAATGTCGTCGCCGTAAAGTATGTCGCCTGGGCGATCGTCAAGAGACCGTTCGAGTCGATCGTAACACCGGACGTCGTCGGTGAGTACGACCACGTGACGGTTCCGACGTCTGCCGTACTCTGCGTAAACTGAATCGTCTTTGCGCCGAGCGAAACCTCGAGCACTTGGGGTGATATGATGAGCGACGTCACGGTCGGAACTGCAGGCGTCGTGAGTGACACGATGCGTTCATCAAACACACCAACAGGGTTGGTTACACGGACAGTGAACGCCTTTGCAGGGAAAAACGTCCCTTGGACGACGGTGAGTAGACCCGTTCCCGAGTTGATCGTGACGCCCGGGGTTGGGGTTCCTTGGAGAGACCATACGAGCGTTCCGGTGAGCGATGCCGTATTTGTAAATGATAGCGTCTGTGGACCAGTCGACGTGTCGATCGTCTGAGGCGACGTCGGGGACACGGTGTTTATGACTGGTGGCGCGGGCGTCGTCACGGTGAATGATTTGGAGGATGCGGATCCGACCGAGTTGGTCGCCGCGACCGTGAATGTGATGGCCGTAAAGTATGTCGCCTGGGCGATCGTAAAGAGACCGGTCGACGAGTTGATGGTGACACCTGAAGTCGTCGGCGAGTACGACCATACGACGGGGGTGGCGTCCGACGCCGATTGGGTCGCCGTGATGGCAGTGTATGCGGCCGACGATACGTCGATTGTTCGAGTCGCGGGCGTCACATCGTTGACTGATGGGATACGCGGCGCAAACGCATTGAACGTTGTACTGGTCGAGTTTCCGATCGGGTTTGTCGCCGTGACGACAAACGTGGTCGTTGACGGGTGAATCACGCCGGTCGGTTGAGCAGGGACGGTCAGCGTGAGTGATTCGTCCAGCGGCGTCTTTGTGGTACTGCCGGGAAGAGTCGTCGGGTTGGTCGTCCATGTGATGGCCCCCGTGTACGCCGGATTCACAGACTGTGGGATGACGATCGTCTTGGCGCCCGTGTACGTGTTGAGTGAGATTGTACCGGACACCGGTGCAGGCACGAGCGTTCCGATGACTGGCTTGACAGCCGCGCCGACATCAAACTGAATCTGAGATTCGAGACCGCCAGCCGATCGAGCGAGCACCGTAAACAGTTGTCGCGTCAGGTATGAATTGACGGCAAAGGTAAACACAGTCTGACTGTCCGTCTGGGTCGTGATGCTCACGCCGGCCGGGTAGGACGACGGAGTGATTTCCCACGTGACGGGACCGGTGAGTGCCGGATTGTAAATCTGTGCGATAGTCACCGTCTTTTGGGTCGTCGTGTCGAGTAACTGAGGGTCGCCCGGACTTTGAAGCTGGACGATCGACGACGCGCCGACGTTCAACACGCGCTGGGTCGTCCATCCACTGATCGCCGTCGCTGTAAAAGTAAAAAGCTGGTACGGAAGAACGGACCCGACCAGGATCGTGATTGTCGTCCCGTAGTCATCCTGGGACGTTACGGAAACGCCCGCCGGAAACGTTCCGGGTGCAGGGTCGATCGTCCATGCGATCGAACCTGTTGCGGTCGGATTTCGATCCTGCGTGATTGTGAACGACTGATTGACAACCGTCGTGTTGAGAATGAGATTTCCCGGATTTGAAAGTACGGGCTGCGTACCCGCACCGAGCGTGATTGTGAGTGACGTGGGTGTTCCGACCGAGTTGGTCGCCGTCACCGTGAATGGCTGACTCGGAACAACCAGACCACGGGCCACCTGGAACGTGATACCGGTTGAGCTCGAGCTGACAAACGTGAGATTTGTCGGCAGGATGTACGACCATGCGATCGTACCCGTATTGGCCGCCGACTGCGCGATCGTAAACTGCGCCAGGGCCGATGCCGTGTTGAGAAGACGATCGATCGACACGAGCACGGTTTTCGTCGCCGCGCCGACCTGAAACGTCAGGACGGTCGATACGCCGCCGAGGTTGGTCGCCGTGACCGTGATTGTCTGGAGGGGGATCACTGACCCGACTGCGAGCGTAAATGACGCGGCACCGTTCGTCGTCGTGACGGAGAGACCGGTCGGCAGAGTAGAGACCACCCATGTGATGCCACCCGTGAAAGCGTCTGCGACCGCCTGAGTCACCTGGAACGTTTTGACGCTCGACGAATCCAGTGACGTGACCGGTAAGGCTGATACGAGTGTCAAGATCGGTTTAACACCGGCACCGTACGTAAAACTCTGACTCGTCGGAGTCTTGAGAACGTTCGACGCCGTGATTGTGATGGTTGTCGGTGCGACGACCGTCTCGGCCAAGACTGAAAAAACGATACGAGTCGTCGCGTTCGATGTAAACGCAACACCGGGTGGCAGGGTCGAGTAGGCCCATAGGATAGGCCCAGTACCGCTGGCCGTCTGGACAATCGTAAACGTGTTTGCGTTCGTCGTATCGATCGCAATATTCGGCGTCGTGAGGAGTGCGCGAGACGCCGCAAGCAGGTTGAAACTTTTCGACGATTGACCCCCGTTTCCAGATGCCGTGACGACAAACGGCCGATTCTCAAGCAGAGTTCCCGTCGCAATGACGAACGACGCACCGAGCTGAGTCGATCCCGTGAATGTGACACCGGGCGGCAAGGGGGTTTTGTACGACCATTCGACCGTGCCGACCGACGCCTGTTGATTCGACTGCGGAACTGTAAATGCAGAGCCGGTCGTCGTATCAAACTGGATCGACAGAAAGAGATATTTGGTTCGTAGGTAGTTTTCGACGCTCGCAAGTTCCGTGTCCGTGAGGATCCGGCTGTACACGAGGACTTCGGCGACGGCCCATGTCGAATATTCAGCCGTCTTGAGGCCATAGTTGAGCCCGATACGACCATAGCCCGGGGATCCCGCCGTCCCGGTCGTAAAGTCGACGCTCTGGGCGCGATACTTGTTGCGTTGGTCCGATGAGACGACCCATCTGTAGTTGTACAAGTCAGAAGCCGACTGGGTAATGTACCCGTTGTGGAATGCGACACCAGCCTTTCCATTGATAAAGCCCGAAGCCCAGTCAGTCGTGACGCCTTGGAAAATGCGCTGTTTGACGCCGTTGTTGTACTTGGCCAAGTGGATAAAGGTGTAGTCTGGCGAATTGACAATCGCCGCCGGGAATCGAATCCCGGCCGTCGTCGCGCCGAACAAAAACCCGTTATTCGAGTCGTAGTTGATCGTACCACGGACATCCTCCGATGACGTGTTGTTTCCATTGCCCGACCGATCCAGCCACACCTGAAGGGCGTTGTTCCAACTCGCCGCATCGTACTGAGCAATGAGACCGTTCGTCACGGGAAGAGGTATGGTACTCGCGGCTGGTAGAGCAGCCGACGAACCTGAACTAATGGCAAACGTCGCAGTGGCTGTCGTTGCATCCTCGAGCGTCGCTCGGACATTCATGGAGGATTTATTGTTTACAAACGAGGGAAACGCCGTGAATGTGATACCTGTATCGTCCGATGTAGTGAACTGAATACCTGGTGGGACGCCGGCTGACGACCATGAAACTCCAGACACGGGAGACAATGCGGCGAGAGATATTGTAAATGACGCAGGTTGATTGATCGCATTGACAAACAGTGGCATCTATTACTTCATCGAGAAATGTTTCTTGCAGAACCCCCCACATGTCGCCCCAAACGGGCATTGCCTACCCTCGAGCGTCCGCGCATTGCACTTTGGTCCCTCGGCCGCCGATTTCCGCTTCTTGGCCCCTGCAGCAGTGGCGGCTACGGTCGCACAGTCATTCGACTTGGGTGCGACGTAATCGCACATCACGGTCGTGCGCCGCGCCGCCTTGATCTTCTCGCTCGTCTCGCGAAACTTGGCAATTGTGGCGGCGAGCTTTGCATCCATGTTTGTGCGAGTCGCGATTCGGGCAGCCTTTAGTTCCTCCTCGAAGGGCATGGGGCGTACCGAGGGGGTCGGGCGCGAGTGACCCGTGTGGACAAAACCTACTTTTGAACGAGACGGAGACCCTGAAACCCGTGACGCAACACGTTGTCGTTGTAGTGCTTCCAGTGCGGAAACACGTCAGTGTTGAGGTATGCCGCCGCGTGATACAGCTGACCGTCGAACGTGCACAGCTCGAGCGAGTTGTCGATCGTCGTCTCTGGAATGTACGGTGACGTGTACTTGTAGACAAAGTCGGGCGCATCGAGAATACCGACCAGGACGTTACACGTGCCGGGCACGCACACAAAGTTGAAGCGCCGGTACGTCTCGGCAAACGCAGTCGGCACCTTGACGATCGGGATGCACCCACACGCGATCGCCTCGTACACCTTGGAACAATCCATACCGAGTCCCATGGGGCAGTACACGTATCGGTACGACGCCATGGTGTTTGCATAGTCGTCGAGCGGGATACGTTTCGAGTTTGGAAGGCTTTCACGTTCGGGTCGGTTCCACTCGACCGAGAAGGAGTAAAACACGTCATCCTTTTTGGGAATCTTTTTGAGCCGATCGGCATTTTTCACGTAATAATCAATGACGTGATCGTAGAGACCGTATTCGAGATGGGTCAACTTGGGATGACTCAACGTCGTGTTCATCGCCGACCACGACAGAATCATCGGATCCTCGATAATCTGGACAAATTCGCCAGTATGAAAGAACAGTTCAATCGGGTAATCGGTAAACCCCGTGATGAGGTGACACGGTTTATCGATCCGGACGGTTGAAAAAAAGAGTTGAAGATGGTTGGTCCGAATCGCGATACGGTCCCCAGCCTCGTATGAGAATGGTCGGAGCGGTACGAAGATCACCTGGCATGACCGCAGGATGTTGGAGTGCGTGATGTACATCCTTTCATTGTACTGCGCGCTTCTCCTTAAAAAAGGCCATGTAATACTCGCCCGCCTCGGATGGGTCACGTTCTACGACCGTGTCGTCGTCGACGTACCGCCACACACCCTTGTGTTTGACGTAGGCGGCGTAGTGTCCGCCGCCGGTCGAGCCGTAATGAACCACGAGACCAAACAGCGAATGACCTGGAAGTTGTTGTGGGACGCGGACCACGTATTTGGCATCGTACTGATTAAATGACACGATGACTATAGACGGCCACTTGGACACGATCGTACGCGTGACAGCCGCGTTGTACTCTTCGCCGGCGTCGTCGATGTAACCCGTGAACGCCTCGTACTTTTCACGACGCTGCAGGAGCTCCTCGAGCGTCTGGTTCTGGGCCGTCGGACATACGACGACGGTCGTGATGTCGTGCTCCTTCTTGGACACACCCTTTGGGTACGTCACCTCTTGCGTCTCCGTGCCGTTGAAGATCGACTGGACGAATCCGACACCGAGCGCGCGCTCAAACGTGTCAATGAGTGAGAGCACCACCTCTTGCACGTCGTGCGGATGAAGATGAGCAAACGACGGGTACTTGGCAGTGAACGCCGTATGAAACGCGCGCGGATCAGCATCCTCGCCTTTGCGCCACATGCTCGTCACGAGGTTCGAGTATTCGCGCGTCACATCACACGTCCCTTCATAAGGCGTCTTAAGGAAACGATTCGTCAGATCGGGGACGTGAGACAGACATTGGAGCGCCGAGTTCAGGTAGCACGTGTTACCTATGTTTGCGAGCCCCTTTGGCATTTACTGTAGATGGACTCGGCACTTTTATCTGTACATAGGGTATATGGGGAACGTGACTCGGCCGAGAACAGCGCCGAAACGCAGCAATAGAAACGCCGAAGCGAACGAGGCAAAGCTCCGCGAGCTTGTCCGTATCAAGGCTAACTTTACAGCCCTGTTGAAGAACATGGCACAGGCTCATAACAACATCTCGAAAAAGATACGTGCAGGGACTGCAAATGTAGGGGATATCGCAACAATTCAGTATGGCATCCCACAAACTGCACGTAAAATCAAGCAGCGAATGGCCAACCTTGACAAAAAAGTGAATGTGCTCATTCGTCGCACGCTTGGGCACGCCTAAAGACGACCCGCGTCGGAAGACCAAGTAGAGCCATGGATGCATTTTTCGATCGCTGGTCTGAGATTATCCGCGCGAACACCGGCACCGGTCGTGAGATTGAGATTCGGTTCGGCAAACTGAACCGTGGTTCGTTTGACACGAACGTCACGAAGGACACCTACGACAAGGTGCTCCGGCGACTGCATAAGTACGCAGGGTGGGAGAATGTCGAGGAGACGGACACGAGCAACTTTTACTATGATCGCAACCGGCGCGTCACCTATGACAATGTCAAGGGGGATATCTCCGAGTGCGTCATCAAGAAGCGCGTGCTCGTCGATGACGTGTCCCTGAAGGGTGAGCTCTTTGACGTTCGGCTCGGCGTGTCGACCGAGACGCCGTGCGATCACGTCGAGGATGAAGAGTACACCAAGGTGCGCAACCGAAAGCGCGTGTCGTTTCTGCGCAAAGATCTCCGGATCGACGTGACGGCCGTATCCGGGGATCCCGATGACCCCGACTCGGAGAATGAGACGGAGTACCAGATTGAGCTCGAGCTCCTCCGCGTTCCGGAGACGCGCCACGAGCTCTACAACATGGTCTACAAGGTGTTTGACGTGCTCAGGATTGCCCGCTAGCTTTGCTAGCGCCCAGTAACGATGTTACTGTTCTAGGCGCTCGGGTACATCTTCTTGCCGCGCATGGTGTTGTACCAGTTCTTTGCTTTCACGGTGGCGTAGTTGTTTCCCAGGTATGCGCGCGCGATTGCTTCCCGCTCTGCTTTGTCCAGTGTACTGAATACGCGTTTCCGCCCGTTACGTATGATGCGCTGGTTCAACGGGTCGTTGGTGAAGGTATACACCCGCCCGTTCACTGTTACGTTTGCTGCACGAACTGGCGATGCTGACTTTACGGTCGCGCGGCTCTTTATCCGCTCGAAGAGGACCGCCTTGGTCATTGTCGCGTTTGCCCCCGCATTGCCCAAGTTGCGCGCCACGGCGACAAGTTGAGCGGCTGTCAGTTTTTTGTACGACTTGCCGTTCACCTTGTTGTTCTGGACCGTATGGTTTACGTTCCCGCCGGCGTTTGGCGATCCGTTGTTGTTCCGGCCGAAGATGTTCCGGCGGACGTGCAGCGGCATGTTCACGCCCGCCTCGTTGTACCGCTTGCGAGCCGTCGCATAGCCCGCCTTGAGATCCTTGGGCACCTTGTAAAAGTAAGGCTGCTTGCCTGGCCCCGGTGCAACGTAGTGCCCGTTCTTCTTGGCGTTCCAGTTGGCGGCACGGTCCGCCCCCTTGGATGCGCCGTAAAACACAAAGGCGCTGCCGAGCATGTTCTTGACGTACTGCGGCATGTTGATGCCCGCCTTTTCGTACGCCTTGGCAATCTTGGTGGCCGAAAGTGACATGTTTCCCTTGACGTTGTACAGACGCGGCTTGCCGTTCGGTCCCGGACGGACGTACTGTCCTGGACCGGGTGCGTGGTTGTACCCACTGACGGGCGGGTGACGGACGTTCAGTTTGTTGGTCGCCGCCTTTGCCGCCTTTTCATTCTTTGTAAGCATGCGTGCACCACCGGCAAACCCGCCGACGACACGACGACCCGCGATGTTCAGGTAGGCTTCGCGCTTGAAAATGTCTGCGTGCGCAACCGTCTTGTTGAAGATCTCGGCAACCACCTTTTGCGCCTCGGCTGGCTTTGACGCACCAAACACCTGGATGAGGCCTGAAATGTACACCATCAACGTCATGGCGGGCGATTTCCACTTGATGACGATCCGAGACACGCCGAGTTCGGGCTCATACTCGATGCTTCCTCTACTCGTGCCGATTTCGCGTGCGAACGCCGCCGTGAACCGTTCAGGGTTTATGTAGCGGTTCACCTTGAGCCGGGCGTCAAACTTGGTCACGCGGGAATAACTTGCCGTGTCAAGGATGCCGGGCATGATGCGATCGAGCTGCGCAGCGACCCGACCGGTCGTGTTGGGTGCCGTAATCTGAACAGTGCCACCGGCATGGATCAGTGCAAACCCGGCGTTCGTCTTTACGTACCAGTGCTTGACGTCGTCGACGTTCCCGAGGATACCCGTCTTTGTGACGCGTGCGACGACTGGTCCGCTGAGAAGCCGACGACCGTCGATCGAGACGAAACCGGCTGGCAGTTTCGCCGGGACTTGAAACCGCGAGAATGAAATCATGAACGACACCGTACGTCCCGTGATTTCAACGGGTGAGAGTGAAAAGTCCGACCCATTGTACTTTGTGCCGACGGAACGAGCGTCAGTACGGCGCGCCCCGAAAACCTTCTTTATCCGGGAGATAGCGTTCGCTTTGCGAACCTTGTTGATTGCGTTGTTCACAATCTTCTTTGCGGCGGCGCGCGTCGGCGAGCTCATACAACTAGTCAAGATTTTTAAGGGCTAGACATCCTGCGCCGCCATGTCGGTCATCACACAGTCGAGACCGTAAATGACAGGCTGTGCCGTGAGCGCCTGACCCCTGTACGAGCACGTATTGTTCCGAACCTCAATATCGCGCGACGAGAATGGTCCGGCGTACGTGTCTGGATTGAAGCGACACCGGCCGAGCAGATTCTCGGTACAGTGTTGGTTGAACATCTGGACGAAGATCTTCTGGGGCACAAACTTGTCTGGCCCGTACTCAACCTTCTCGGACGACAGAAAGTGCTGGAGCGGATTCGTCAGTTTGGCCACCTCATTCTGAACCGACTTGAAATACTCGGGCAGGACGTTCCAGATATCCTCGCCATTGTGACGCTGGGCATACTCGAGGTAGGCCCGGATGCACTTGCACATAATGGCTGGAATCTCACCCTCGAGCTTCTCATCCAGCTTCGGATCTGCGCGAGCCACCTGCTTGCCAAAGTTCCACGTCACGAGACGACGGAGCACCGACCCCGAGTTGTCGCGGTAGCCCGGCACCTCGTTACCCGCGAGAATACCCGGGACGTTCCACGTCATGCTCAACGCCTTTTCATTCTTGCGCGCGATCGACACATCCTCGCCGGACACCATCGACTGAAACTCCGCCTGCTCGAGCGCGAGGTCACCCTTCACCTCTGGCGAAATGAACATGAAACCGTCGTGGATCGACCACAGACCAAACTTCTTCTCGATGTTGTTGGACAGCGTGCGCACATCCTCATTGTCGTAAAACTTTTTGCACACCTTGGTGATGATGGTCGACTTGCCACTGCGAGCGATACCCTTCAAGAAGGGAATCACCTGCCACGAGTCGAGATCACCCGTGTCAAAGCACAGACGACCGACAAACACGTACAGCCAGCGGCACACATCCTCCGAAAACTTTTGGTAGCTCATCACCGAGTGCATGAACGGTGTCGGAATGTCGTACCAATCCGTCGTCCCCTCAAAGTGATCAAACGGCAAGTCAAAGTACTTGCAGCTCACGATCGTCGGGTCGAGCGACTGACAATCCGGCTTGTCGTACTCGTAAAAGCGCGAAGTGTACTTTTCCTGCACGGCATCCCACTCCTTCCCGATGAAGATGCCGTTCGAAAACGACCACACGTACCTATTCTTCTTGATTTCTGGAAACTGCATGTCGCGGCAGTTGCTCAGGTGAGTGATTGTATCCTTGACGATGCTCCCCTTGCTCGTCAGGTTACGCCACATGTCGTACTTGTCCTCCTTCTGCGTGTAAAAATAGACAAACTCCTTGATCTCCATGAGCGGCTTCCACGCCTTGGTATGGTGCCCATCGGCCGTCTCAATCTGCTTGCAGCACTGCCCCTTGTACCGGCGCATCTTCATGATGTACGCCTTGTTCAAGAGGTAGAGCAGTAGGCACTGAAACGGACTCGGCTGATTCTCGTCATCAGCCTCGTCGATCGTCTTGCAGCGAAACATGGATAGCTCCACGTCATCCGTGACGGGCGCGATGCATGTGGGGTGATTGATCCGTTCGAACGAACGTACATACCTGAAGATAATCTCGTACGCATCGTCAGCCGTCTCGATGAGACGCATCATGCGAAACGAGATTCGAAACTCGTCACCGTTGACGTCGTGCGTGGGCGTATCCTTGAGACCCAGCTCGCTTGAACGATGGTACAGCTCGGAGAAGAGGTTTACGAGACGACGCTTTTGTTCTAGGATTCGCTCTAGGTCGACATTTTGTGGCATGCCGTTTGCGTCAAGTTCGTCATCACGAAAGAATTGGCGGAACCCGTTTGTGAGCGGTGCGAATCGATCACCCTTACAGGTCAGACCCATCTTTTCCTCGAGTTGCCCGATGAATTGTTCAAGGCGGTCTGGGGTCAGACTCGTCACCTCGGACCTAAGAACCTCCATACGTATTTCCTGTGCATGCTCGCGTGTCGGTTCCCGGTCGATCGTATGTACTTGCTCCATGGTGATGTAGCGCGAGAAATTCTTATCAGGTCTTCTTGGCGGCCGCCAGAGCCTCCTTGATACGCACCGCTTTCGACGAGTAAATGTGGCGATCCTTGTCCCGTTTGGCCGCAGTCCGCTTTTTATCACGCAAACTCTGTGGCGGATCCATTACACAGTGTGCGTCTATTTTCTCTAGCTAGAAGTAGATGGCCGGCGGGATCTTTCCAGGCGCCCCCTTCAAGTTCAACATCAAGTGCGTCATCTTTTCGCTCGCAATCGCAGGGGGCTACTGGTACCTGCCACCCAAGAACTTTTGGGTCCTCTTTTTTCTGATTTGGTTCCCGTATATCGCGCTCGCATGGTATGATTACTCGTACAACTGTCGGGACAAGCTCGGCCCGACGGTTGTACCGTTTGGACGGTACTTTTGGTTACCCTTTAAGCCCCAGGGCTACAAGGACGAGTTTAACAAGATGGCCGACCAGCAGATCCAGGTGATGAACAAGGTGGATCACCTGGTGGGATGGTCAGTGCTCATCGGCGTCCTGATTGTGTTTCTTCGCAAAAAGCTCTAGGCCGGCGCGGCAATGTGAACGGGTGCCGGGGGCTTGGCAGCAGTCAGGGCTGACAGCAGTTTCACCAGGATGACATTCTGCTTCTCCAGGTGCTTGGCAATCGCATCCATAGACCCAGCAAGACCAGCCAGGATGGTCGGGATCGTATCCCCATCCTCGGTGGTCAGGAGGCTCACCAGCATATCCTCGCCAAACTCCTCCTCGTCCTCATCCCCGAGGTCCAGCTCCTCATCCTCAGGCACGGTGGGTTCACGATCAGAAGACATGTGTAAAATAGGCGGCCAAAAACTTTAAGGCTGCGCTGGCGCGGCGCGTCAATTATTTTCTTGGCTAACTACAAAATGGCTGGTGGTTTGATGCAACTTGTTGCTTACGGTGCTCAGGATGTCTACCTCACGGGTAACCCCAAGGTGACCTTCTTCCAGGCGGTGTACAAGCGCCACACGAACTTCGCGATGGAGGTGATCCAGCAGACGACCAACGGCTCCCCGGCCGCTTCCGGCCGTGTGTCCGTGACCATCGCCCGCAACGGTGACCTGGTCGGCAACATGCACCTGGCTCTGCAGCCCACGGCGAACGTGCTGTCCTCCAACAACGGTGCCTATGACACCAACTGGATCGCCGAGCGCGCCGTGGCGGCCGTCGAGCTGACCATCGGTGGCCAGCGCATCGACAAGCACTACCAGACCTGGTGGCGCCTGTACTCCGAGCTGTTCCTGGCTGAGGGTGACAAGCTGGCGTGGGGCAAGATGACCACGTCCAGCAACTTCATCGGCAACGCCACGAACCAGCGCGTGTACCTGCCCCTGCTGTTCTTCTTCAACCGCAACCCGGGTCTGTACCTGCCCCTGATTGCCCTGCAGTACCACGAGGTGCGCCTGGACTTTGACCTGACGACCTACTACGACAAGTACTTCGGCACGACCAACGCCTTCGAGGTGTGGGCCAACTACATCTACCTGGACACGGAGGAGCGTCGCCGCTTCGCCCAGAAGGGTCACGAGTACCTGATCGAGCAGGTGCAGCACACCGGCGGTGACGCCGTGACGTCCTCCGCGACGGCCGGCCAGTCGGAGGGCTCCCCCCAGCTGATCCGCCTGTCCTTCAACCACCCGGTGAAGGAGCTGGTGTGGTGCTACACCAACCCGTCCGTGGCGGCGTCTGGCCAGGGTGCCGGTGCCAACTACGGCTCCAACCTGAACGCCATGTGGAACTTCTGCTCGGCGACTGCCAACGTGAACGTGTCCTCCAACGTGATCATGCTGGCCAACAGCAACAACTTCGTTCACCCGCACGCGACTGGCTCGCCCGTGCTGTTCCACACCGGCGGCATGACGCTGACCCAGGCTGGCACGCCCGGCGCGATTGCCCTGACCGGCAACTGCTTCTGGACGGAGGAGGGTGTCGCCGTCCTGGGCGGCTCCGTGCCGACCAGCGTGCAGGTGGGTCTGGAGGTTGGCCCCCTGAACCTGTTCAAGGTTGTGCTGAACGGCCAGGATCGCTTCAAGGAGCAGTCTGGCAAGTACTTCAACCAGGTGCAGCCCTTCTACTACCACACCGGCTGCCCCTACCCGGGCATCTACTCCTACTCGTTCGCCCTGCAGCCGGAGGAGCACCAGCCGACCGGCACGTGCAACTTCTCTCGCATTGACAACGCCCAGGTGTCCGTGCAGATGAAGTCTCAGGTGAACACGTCCCTGCAGAAGCTGTTCGCCGTCAACTACAACATCCTGCGCATCCAGAGCGGCATGGGTGGCCTCGCCTTCTCCAACTAGACGTTTCGTTCTAGAACTCTGACAACCGCAGCAGCCACAAAAACAAAACACAACACGAAGGCGACCACCTTCCTGTTGTTTTTTTCTCTTGCGGAATGATAAATGGCTGGTGGACTCATGCAACTCGTCGCTTATGGCGCTCAGGATGTCTACCTCACGGGCAACCCCAAGGTGACCTTCTTCCAGGCGGTGTACAAGCGCCACACGAACTTTGCCATGGAGCTGATCCAGCAGACGGTGAGCGGCACGGCGGGTAACCAGACCCGTCTGTCCGTGACCATTGCTCGCAACGGCGATCTGGTTGGTAGCATGCACCTGGCCCTGACGCCGAAGACGCCCGTGTCGGTTTCGACCGGCGTGGCACCCGTCGCCTCTTCCCTGCTGCTGACCTCGACCAACGACAAGTGGGATGCCAACTGGATGGCTGAGCGTGCCGTGTCCGCCGTTGAGCTGACGATCGGCGGCCAGCGCATCGATAAGCACTACCAGACCTGGTGGCGCCTGTACGCCGAGCTGTTCCTGGCCGAGGCTGACAAGCTGGCCTGGGGCAAGATGACGTCCATGTCCAACCCCAACCCGACGCAGACGTCCAAGCCCAAGGTGTACCTCCCGCTGCTGTTCTTCTTCAACCGCAACCCCGGCCTCTACCTGCCGCTGATTGCTCTTCAGTACCACGAGGTCCGTCTGGATTTCGACACGACGGCGTACTACAACGGTTACTTTGCCGGCTCGGCCTTCGAGGTCTGGGCCAACTACGTCTACCTGGACACTGAGGAGCGTCGTCGTTTCGCCCAGAAGGGCCACGAGTACCTGATTGAGCAGATCCAGCACACCGGCGGCGATTCCCTGACGTCCGGCAGCAACGAGGAGGGCAACGTGCAGCTGGTCCGCGTGGCGTTCAACCACCCCGTCAAGGAGCTGATCTGGTGCTACCAGCACCCGACGGCGGCTGCGACCCAGAGCACGCAGCTGAACGGCATGTGGAACTTCTGCACGGGCACGTCCAACGTGAACGTCACGTGCGATCCCATGCAGCTGGCTGCTTCCGGCACGGTTCTGCCTCACCACCTTGGCGTGCCCCACCTGTACACGCCGACGGCGGTTGCACCGGGTACCGGTTACCCGCTGGGCACGTCGTCCAACCTGACGGCGACCGACGCCACGACCGTGCCCCTGAACATCACGCTGGGCCCGTTCAACATCGTGAACAGCAACATCCAGGTGGCGAACGTGCTGTCTGGCAACGCCTTCTGGACGGAGGAGGGCACGCAGCTGATCGGTGGCAACAGCCTCGGCGGCGGCAACGGCCTGTACGGTAACACGTACGTGGGCGTGGAGGTGGGTCCTCTGCACCTGTTCAAGATCATCCTCAACGGCCAGGATCGCTTCAAGGAGCAGTCTGGCAAGTACTTCAACAGCGTCCAGCCGTTCTACCACCACACGGGCACGCCCTACCCGGGCATTTACACCTACTCCTTCGCGCTCAAGCCGGAGGAGCACCAGCCGACCGGCACCTGCAACTTCTCCCGCATCGACAACGCCCAGCTGTCCATCTCCCTCAAGTCCAACTCTCAGGCGACGACCCAGAAGGTGTTTGCGATCAACTACAACGTGCTGCGCATCCAGAGCGGCATGGGTGGCCTCGCCTTCTCCAACTAGAAGACGTGCACCTCAGCAGCAGCAGCGAACTACGGCATCCGGGCAACAAAGCCCCAAGAACGATCAAGGTTCTTGAGGTTTTCTCGTACCATAAGGTATATGAAGGAGGTGTTTTGGACTCGAATCATCATTGGTCTGATTGTCATCGCCATCCTGGCCGCAATGTATTATCGTTCAAGCAGTGGATTCGTCAAGGAGCCGAGTCAGACGCCGACTGAAGTTGTTCCGACACAGCTTCCCGCCGTTGCACCTACGCCACCCACTCCCGTGACCGAGCCGAGTCCCGTGCAGCCTCAGCCAATTCCCGATGTGCCGATAACAGCGAGCACGGATGGTCCACCCGAAAGCTTGTCCATGTCGCCATTTGTCGTGTACGGCAGTGATCTCGGCGAGGCGGAGGCGATGAACGAGGAACTAAAGCTCGTAAAGTTCAATCAGCCACCGGTTGAAGATATAGACATGGAGCGCCGTCAGACGTATAGCGAATGGAGTCAGTAAAGAGAATCGCCATGCGTATGAAGCTGCGTAAAGTAGAGGGATCTGTCGTCCACCACTGTGCGCTGCTGTGTAGATTGCTCGACGTCAAGGCGCACGTCGTCAAGGGGTTCTGCGTGAGTCCCGGTGACGTCTGCGAACACTACTGGGTCCGAACCGATGAAGAGGGGCTCGATCTCGACATTGGCATGGCGTACGCGACGCTGTTTTCACCGGAGCTCGCGTCGATGCAAACCATGCTCCTCGAGGAGATTCCACCAGAGCTCGCGTCGATCGAAGTGAAGAAGCAGGATGACAACGCCACGTTGTATGAGCTGTACACGACCGATCCCAAGACGTTTTGGCAAGAGGCGCACGCGTCGGTTCGTACATTCAGGATCTAGCCGAGGAACATGCGTTTCGGCGTCACGGCGACCCGGCAGAATGGACACGAGGTGCCAAATCGCACCTGACATTGTGTACACGCGACGTGGCCGCACGGATCGAGAAACACGTCGACCGATCGCTCGAGACAGGTGAAACACATGTACTTTTCGCCGACATCCTCCATGCATATGATCGACCTGAGCCCCTGAAACTTTGCGAGTTGATCATTCATCGCCACTTTAAACTCTTCGATGCGTTCATCCTCTTCAAACCGGTCGATGAGCCTTTCGAGCTCATCGGCATAACTATCGGCTGAATCGGCGCCGATCGTCTCGAGAATCTCTTTGAGCTTGTCTAGACGATTCACCTTGCCAGTGTACTCTTTGTGTCGATGGAATATGTCATCGACCAGCGCGATGTACTCGCGTTTCAACTCGGCAACGACACCGAGGCGCTCATCGACTTCCAGGGGGGTTGCAGAGGGCATCATGAGCTGTTTCAGATATGTCAGGCGAGTCATAAAGTCGTAGTACTTGTTGGGGGTGATTTCGGCATAGTACTGCTGCATACATCTCAGGATAAAAATGTCTTTATATGGTAAATGGCTGGCGGTAACATGATTATCGTCATCACGTCAACCTACCTGGTTGTGTCCGCGATCCGCGATCTGTATGACCAGAACCGCGGCACGAAGAACATGTCGACGTGGTTCACGTCGGTGGTTCAGATGATCCTTGCATTCTTCCTGTTCATGTTCGCCAGGCGGTAAAAAAATCGCACAGTACATTAATGAGCAGCAATAACGGTCAGATGGATGTACTGATTCAGGCAATTACCGTAGCTTTGCTGGTCGGCATGTTCGCCGCCGGGGCGTTTATGATTTACGAGTCGACGAGCGCAGACGATGAAACAAAGAAGAACGAGCCGAACAAGATGTACTTTGGTATCGTCTTCATGATTATGGCGGCATTCTTTGGCATCTATTTCGTATACTCGGCGATTAATACTGGCAAAAACGCCCCCAAGTTGAACGCGAATGGCTATCCCATGTAGACCTCACTCAATTTGCGTGTGACCCGGTGTCACAGGACCCAAAGACACAGTCTGTGACAATGCCCGGAAAAGCTCCGGCGTGTTGGTCCCGGCGTCGTAACCCACCGAGGTACGTATGCCCAGCCGCTCTGCATTCATAATTGTATTCTGATTCGCTCCCAGGTAGACAAATGACCATCCGTCCTTCGTCTGCTTGTTCTCAATGAGATCCTTGACGTGTGCACCCGTGTACGCCTTGGACGAATTCTCGTCACCGTCCGTGAGGACGATGCACACCGTGTCGCGCGGCAAGTCCATTTTGAGGACGTGGCCGAGCGCATCGTACAACGACGTCCCACCGCGAGGGACGAACGTATCGGTCGTGAGCGGCGCAACGTCAGTGACCGCCTTGTTTTCGTAGAGGACATTCACCTCGTGATCAAAGAGCACGAGGGTCATCGTTCCACCGTCCGCCTTTTGCGCATCGACGAATGCGTTGAATCCTTCGATCGTATCGTCGCGGCACGTCTCCATGGACCCGGAACGGTCGAGCAGGAATACGCGTGACGCCATAGACCACAGGCGCACGTCTTTTTTATGAGGTTATAGTATGCCTCCAGCCGGCGCGACAAACACGGGGCGTAAGAACAGCCAAGGGCGTACGATCTTTCGCGGTCCACGTGGCGGCGAATACGTGCTCGGAGCAGGTGGTCGTGTGATCCGAAGCTTTACCCCTGCGGCTGCGGCACCTGCTCCGGTTGCCGCGACCCCCGCCACAGGGAACACCGGTAACAAAAACACGAAAGGTCGTACGATCTACCGTGGTCCGCGCGGTGGTGAATACGTGCTCAACGGGACCAAGAAGAT